GATTCGGCAGCTCTTTGTGCTTGTTCGAAACCAGCTTGTCTTAATTGTGCTGCAGTTCTAGCTGCTTGTTCGGCAAATGGTCGAGCAGCTTCTGCTTCTAAGATCGCACCTCTTGAACCACCAAATGCGCCTGCACGAATGGCTTGTTCTTGCGCTCTTTGTTGTGCTATATCAGATTGTCTTTGTATATCACCAAGAGCAACATCAACAACACCCTGCTCAAATGGTGAACGGTATGCCGATATATCAGCACTTAATAATGATGGTACTTGCAATTGTCTTGGTGCGCCTATTTGTGCTGCTTGTGGTCCTCTAATTCTTTCTATTTGTGCAACACCTGGACCACCAACTTGCCCTATTTGAGCAAAGCCTGGTTGTCCTACTGGACCGATCTGAGCTGATACTGGTTGTGGCACGGCACTAATTTGTGCTGCTTGACCACCAACTTGTGCTATTTGTGGTGTTGGTGCTTGCATCAATTGTTGTCTTTGAGCAAAAGGATCAAATGCTTGCGCTCTAGCAAACTGTTGTCTTTGCGCTCCAAAAGCTCTTAATTGATCTGGTGAAAAACCAGCAATCTGTGGGCCTGTGTATGGGATAAATGGTTGTCCTGATAATCCTAAAGCTCTTTGATAAATGTCTTGATATCTTGCTTGTGTTGCTGGATCGACACCAACTTGTGTTGTTTGTTGTGGTTGTCCACCACCACGAAATGCTTGAGTCGCACCGTAAAGTGCGCCAGCTCCTTGTATGAATGGTAATATTTGTGACATTATAAATCCTTCTTAATTAAATATTCTTGCTCAAATCCTAAGTTTTTCAACTTTCTAATCCAGCCCTTTCTGCCACCGCCATATAATCTTTTTACACCAGCGTTTTTAGCAAAATGTTCTATAGATTTTAACATTTCTTCTAACTCTTTATAATCTCCACCACAAAATATTAGGTTTAACCCAAGAAACTGTGGAAAGGCTACAAATTCCGTTATCATGGCTGATTTCTTACCAGGCCATAAATAAAATATTCCTTGTCTTATTTTATCCTCTATGTCGTCTATTGTATAGCCGTCTTGGTGTTTTACGGCTTTCTCAATCCAGGGTTTACAACGTTTCCATTGTATTTCCCATTCTTGTTGCGCTTGGGATTGTCTGTCTAATTTTTTAATCGCCTTTGGCATATTCAACGATGCTCATAATAACACTAAGTTTATTAGCATGAGCAGCAGTACATTTAATTATTTCACTTTGGGTTATTATTAAACTACGGGTTAATAATTCAACCGTATTGTGAGCTGATATATTAAATTGTGACCATAATGTATGTTCCACAGACTGATCATCTGTTAGTTTTAAAGTAAAGTTTGTTTGTTGTCCGCCATCTTCTGTTACTAAAATTGATTCAATTACAACAAAATCAAAATCATCCCCACTAGGCGCTGTATATAAAAGTGTTTCACTTGTAGTTGTTAAATCAACAGTAACATTTCTAGCTCGTTGTATGTATTGTCTTTGTGAGGATAAGTCCATTATCTGCGCCCTCTCGCACGAGCGTCTACTCGTATTTGTCCGACTTGGAAATCTTGCGTGGTTGAACCTGTGACTTTCATTTTAACTTGACGTGCGTTGAAGCGTGCATCGGTATAACCATCGTTCTCAAAAGTGAATGAACCAAAGTCTGTTTCAGATCCTAATGGGGTAAATTTACCAGTAAATGAAATGGTAACGCCTGGCAACACGTTGGCTTCTTCATCGGGTATGATTTGATTGACTTGAGCAACTCTGTCGCCTTGTCCGATTTCTATTGGTCCAGACTGACAGAATGGCGCTGTACCATTGTTGTTAGGTGACTTAGCTAATGTATTGCTTTCGTGTTCGTAAATAAAACCAGAAGAATCACCAGAGATAGGAAAATCAAATACGCCTTGGTCGATCCAACAACCACGATCTAGTTCACCGATTGACCATACGTTTTGAGCGTAGTTCCATATCACATATTTATTTGGTGTGTATTGTCCTGCACCAGATGGGAAACCCCACCATATTTCATTAAAGTTTGAATTGTGTCCACCCCAGCTTGCAGCTCTACCTTGTAGATTAAGATTATCAAAAACGTAATCATGCACATCGCATTGGATCTCTCTAACTTGACCATCGTAAATAAAGAATGAGTTTTCTCCCATCCATGCTAGGAAATTACCAGTTGGTACAATCACTCTACGACCAACGGCTTTACAGTTTGTCCCAGCATCAGCAATGGAATAAACAAATGGGCTACCAGCGTAATACATACGACTGATACCTGTATCACTAAAGACAATAACATCTGTACCAAACTTAACGGCATACAAAGCACGTCCGCCCGTTGGTATTTGTAGATCACCAGCAGTATTACGAGCTAATGGTGTCCAGTTGGTACGATCTTCTCTATTGGACCAAGCAACCTTTCTAGGATCGTCACTAGAACCAATGGTTACTAAATGTCTTTCGTTGGTAACTAAGATGGCTTGGTTGCCTGTGGGTGCGTTGGTTACGGCAGTAGCAACAGTATCTGGTGTGCCACCTGCTGAATCGGGCGACCATTTATAAACTTTACCATCGCCAGAAAAACAAAAGACTAAATCCTCTCCCCAGTTATCAAAAGAAAAATGTCCTGTATCAAGCGGTAAGCCAGATTGCGAACGTGCGTCACCATAATCTTCTACCCCCCAATGATATGCACCATAACCCAAAGGATCGTTAGCAGCGTCATTGACGAAGCCTACAGGGGTAATATCGGTCCAGGTGTTGTCGTATAAGACATAAACTTTTTCTCTTGTGCCGACAGCGAGAACGGCATTACCAGCATTATCTGAATAAGCGTGCATCCCGATAGGTTCACCATCGAGAGCTGTGGCTCTTAATTTGGACCAGCCACCTATAGGTTTTAGGTAGCCATTTTCAAAACGAACTAAGTTTCCATCAACCCAACGGCCTTTATTGGAATAATTCGTGCCGTTGGTGACAATTCCTGCTGGTGGGGTGATAGAAACTAATGCCATACATTTATTTTACTTCTTTAAGTTTAAAGCAAGTAGATCAATATATTTTTTAACTTTTGCTACCCACTCGTCGTCTTTAACGTTTGGTGTTAAAGCCGATACGATAGATGCAATAGCAATAACGTGTACTGCTATTTGTACGATGCTAATTATTAGATCCATATTAACTTCCTATTACGCCACTTACTGCAGAAGGGTTTTTTAATTCTGCGATCTGACCATCAATGTTATCTTTATATTCTTGCACCTGATCTGCGCCTAAAGCCGATTCAACCCAGCCTTGCACATCAGATAAAGTTACACTTTCGTAGTTGATGAAACCAGACAAGTCTGATACATCTAAACCTACAGATCCATAAACTCCTGCTGAGTATGGATTGCCTTCAGCATCGACTTCAGAATCAACGCCATTTAATCGCCAATGAACATTAAAAATTACTTTGTTTTGTCCATCGTATTCTGGGTAGTAATCTACGTTAGATACGTCCCATTCATATGATATAGCCATTCTAGTTTCCTCCTTTTAATAGCTCTATTTCACTTTTGAGTGATTCGATTTGTTCTTGTTGTTCTTGTACTGCTTTAATAAGTGGTGTTACTAATTTACTGTAATCCATTTGGTAATAACCATCACTATCTTCGCTAACTGCATTAGGCACTATATCTTTAACTTCTTGGGCTATTAAACCATCCTGTATATCTTTGTCTTTTTTCCATTCAAAATTTACAGGATTTAATTTATTAATAACTTCCAATCCTTTTGCTTCACCAAGAATATTTTTCAACCTACCGTCAGAAGAAGTATTGTAGGAAGTAGCACTATTTAAAGTTTGTATTGAGCCAACCACACCATTTGGGTTTTCAAAAGCTATATGTACTGAAGAGTTGGTTCTACTAGCTTCAAATGAAGCACCATAATTAGCAGGAGCAGAGGAAGCATCATTAAAAAATACTTGCAACATTCCTTGCGTATTTGCAGATGTACCATTTATTAATAATCGCCCACTACTATCA